GGATCGGGCGCAGGCCGTCGTCGATCTGGACGACCTCCACCCCGTGAAGGAACTGCTCAGACATTGAAGCCTCCTTTGAAGAGCGTGTTCAGGGTTCGTGAATTCGGGCGGGAGCTCATGCGCACTGCCTCCTTTCGGGATCATGGGGTGCCACCTTGCGCGGCGGTGGGATGAAGACCTGCCCGCTGACCACTTTGCGGCGCAGCGTGTAGGTCTGGGCGTGGCCGGCATGGCCGACCCAGCTGGCGACAACGCGGTCCACGCGATCGAGGCCGATCAGGCCCGCGTGGTATTGTTGCGCCATGCGCTTCATCTTCTTGCGCATCCGCCCGACGCTGTCGCGGCGCAGGAGCCGGTGCGTGGGCCAGATGCGGTAGCCGAGGAAATCGAGCGACCGGCCGCCGGGGCGGACGGGGAAGACCTGCGTCTTGCTGTTGAGCCGCAGCGCGAGATGCGCATGCAGGAACCCGTCGATCTCGCGGCGCAGCTCATGCAGGCGCGCCTTGTCGCCATCCACGATCGCGAAGTCGTCCATGTAGCGCAGGCGCAGCGGCGGCGCAGGAGGCGCTTGAGCGCATCATGCGACACCGAGGGGAAGTACTTGGCGATGTCGGCCTTGAGCACGTAGACGCAGCCCGCCTCGCGCTGGACGGCGCGCAGCATGGCCTGCGCCCGATCGGCGCCGGCATGGGCGCCCTTGCCCGGCCGGCAGGCATAGCTGTCATGGATGAAGCGGCGCTCCCAGATCGGCTCGATCGCCTCGATCAGGGCGTGCTGGACGATCCGGTCCTTCAGCGGCAGCGCCGAGATCGCGCGCTCCTTGGGTTCGAACACCTTGAAGTGCCGGTAGGGGCCGGTGCTGTAGGTGCCCGCCAGCAGGCTTTCCTGCAGCGCGATCAGGTTGGGCTCGAGGTCGCGCTCGAAGCGCAGCACATCGGTCTGCGACCGCCGGCCCCGGATCACCCGGCCCCAGGCGCGGTGCAGCGCCTCAAAATCCGTGATCTGCTCGAAGAGGTTGTTGTAGGTGCGGGCCATCACGCGACCTCCGCAAGAATGGGGCGGCCGGCGCGAAGGGTCGCGCATGCGCTACTGTCCCGCCCCGGCCTGTTCATGTTTTCCGGCACCTGGCCGAGGGATACGGGGCCTTTCGAGGGCGCACTGGACGGCGCCCCGTGAGGCACCGCCTTCCGGCTTTCCCCGAGAGCGGGCCGGAACCCGATGTTCGAACTCGCGTTCGAGCGCGGGTTGTTCAGGTTGAGGGCGAACACGCCGGCATGCGAGCCGTTGTTCCAGCTGCCCCCACGGAGCGGCAGACGTTCAAGCCACATTGCCCGCACCCCTTTGCTTGAGGCTCCGGAACCAGCCGCCGACCATGCGCCCGAGCTCGTCAAGGTGACGGCTCCAGACCTCGTACTTGCGAAACGGCAGGTACTGCAGCTCGCGCGACAGCCGGACCTGGCTGCGCAGCAGGTCGAGCTCGCCGTCGAGGTCCTGCATGGTGGTCTTCTTGTGGTAGCGGCGGTTGCAGATGATGATCAGCCGCAGCACCCGCCACATGGTCTGGCGGATTTCCTGGCTCAGGACGTGACGCTCCGCCTTCGGAAACTGCCGCAGCGCGACATAGCCGTAGGCGATCATCTCCTCGCATTTGCGCCTGATCTTCAGATCATCCACTGGTTCGGGCCTTTTCCTTTGTGTGTGTCGGGCGGGCTATCGCCCGCCCTGTCAGAGTTCAGAGGGCGGATTTCAGATCGCGAAAGCGGGCCGGAACCCGATGCTCGAACTCGCGTGCGAGCGCGGGTAGTACAGGTTGAGGGCGAACACGCCGGCAGCCGAGCCGAGGCTCCAGTTGCCCCCACGGAGCGGCAGACGCTCCCCCTCGTTGCGCATGTAGAAGCGCCCCCGGGTCATATCGACTGCGTGCGGGAACAGCCCCAGCACCTTTGCGAGATCAGGCACCGTCACGCCGGTCTCGGCGGTCAGGTCCTTGTACATCTCGCTCGCGGAGTTGGACCCGTCCGACTGGCTGGTGACGCTGGTGTTGAGGATCGGGCTGCCGGTGCCGTCGGCGCCGGTCGCATCCCATTTCAGCGTGTCGGTCGTGCCGGGCGCGACGAGCGAGCCGTCCTGGAGGATCGCCTGCCAGAGCGTGCTGGTGTCCGAGTGATCGGCGTCGGTGGCGGCCGCGTTGTTGTCAGCGATGATCTGTATCTCGCCACCCACAAGGCGCAGCCCGCGCACCCACTCCCAGACATTGCCCGTCAGATCGGCGATGCCGGCCGGGCTGTTGTCGTGATACCAGCTCGCCGGCCCCGAGCCCGTCAGCGTGCGCGCCGCGCCGCTGCTGTCGCCCGGATCGCCCCCGTCCTGGCGCCGGCCGGTTTCGTAGGTCTGGTCGTAGTCGCGGCCGTAGTCGGTGTTGCCGCGGGGCATGAAGCCGTTTTTCCAGCACCAGAGCGCGACGGCCGACCACTCGGCATTCGTCATCATGTGCCAGCCCGGCCCCTTGTCGGCGCAGCGCTGATCGGCCGTGTCGAAATTGATGCTCGCGGCCGGATCCTGGCCGGGCAGGGACAGCGCGCGATCGTCGTGGATCGTCGCCTGGAACTTGCCGACCATGATCTCGGACTTCTGCGCGCCGTCGATGGTGAAGGCCGGGTGCACGCCGCTGCCCAGGGCAGGGTCGATGTCCTCGATGTTGAACCGGGGCACGACGGTCATGATCGACGGGTAGCCCCGGTCGTCGTAGAGCACCGTGTTGACGCCGCCGGAGGCGGCCTCGACCGACTGCCGGAACGCGTCGGGGGCGGAGATGATGATGGACATGGGTGTTTACTCCTCGTTTTCCGTGGGCAGGTCCGGCAGCCCGTAGAGCTGCAGGGTCACGGCCGCGACATTGAGCGGCTGCGCGATGCGGTCCTGGTAGGTGACGGTCTCGCCGTCGGTCTCCTCGGTGACCTCGCTGATCTCGTAGCGGCGCGGCGGGATGATTATGGTGGCGGCGTGCAGGTCGCCCTCGGGGTCGAGCGCGCCGGCAGCATTGGCGCGCAGGCCGATCGCGACCTCGGCGTCACGCTCGCGCGCGGCCAGGTCGATGACCTGCGCCGGGGTGCCGATATGCAGCTCGGTGCCCTCAAGGTGGTGCTCGAGCACCCGGCCTTTCGTCATGTGTTGAACGTCCATTTAAGCCTCACTGGTAGCGGGGGTTGAGAAGGGTCCAGCGGATGCGGATATTGTCGGCCGAGCCGCTCGCCTTGATCTTGAAGCCGTTGCGCGCCTTGTCGTAAGCGGTCAGCGCGCCGACGCCGGCAAGGTTGGTGGCGTCCTCGACCTCGATCTCGACGCCGTAATCGGCCGCAGGCAGCGTCTCGGCGAAGGCGATCGAGACGAAGGGCGCTGCATCGACCCACCAGCCGCTTTGCGGGCGCACGACGCGCAGGTCGGTCAGCGTGACCGCCGACAAATCTCCGGCGGTGTCGTTCGCCGGCAGGTCGAGCCGGTAGAGCGTCATCCCGTCATCGGGCACCTGCTGGGCCACGCCGACGCCGTAGCCGCCCGGGCCGTCATGCAGGAAGGCGTAGTAGGTGACCTCCTCGTCGGTCTCGTTGGTGGGCACCGAGACGTGGTTCGCCTCGTCCGCCAGCGTGATGGTCAGCCCGTCGATCCAGGCACGCGACGAGCCGCTGCCCACGGTGCCGCTTTGCGACAGGTCGAGCGCGCGGATCCCCGACTTGGTCAGCACCATCCCGGAGATGACGTGCTTGTTCTTGAGCACCACCTCGCCCTGGGCAAGCACCCGGTTGCGGATGACGTCGATCTCGCGCGACAGCACGCCGGCGAGGCCCAGGGCCTCCTGCGCGGCGCCGATGATCGCCACCTGGTGCTCGGGCGACAGCGCCTGCAGCAGATCGAGCCGGTCGCCCAGCGTCGCCTCGTCGCCGCGCGCCTCGACCAGCTCGTCGGCCTTTTGCTTGAGCCAGGCGGTGCGATTGGCCAGCTGCCTGGCCTGGACGTTCGAAATCCCGTCCGCACCGCCGACCACGGGGTCGGTGGTTTCGATCTGGTAGATGCCGCTCGGCCAGGAGGCGTTTTCGGATAGGTTCGCCATGTCTGTTTCCTCTCTAGAAGATGATGGTCCAGCTGCCGTCGAGGCTGATGTCGTCGGCCTTCTCGATCGCCGCGCGGGTCTTGCGCGCGAACAGCGTCCCGTCGGCCGTGATCAGCCCGAACTCGCGGATCGATAGCCCGTTGGCCTCGGTCGTCTCGAGGCGCCAGTCGAAGCGCACCTCGCCGGCGGCCGGGTAGGCAAAGCCGCTCACCGGCTTGGTGAAGGCGCCGGTCAGCCCGGTATCGCCGGGCGCCGGGCCGTCGCCGTTCGTGCCCACGCCGATCTCGGCGATGTGCTTGCCCGCGCCGTCGCCCGCGATCAGGGCCGCCATTGCCGTGCGGGCGGCCTCGAGGATCATGTTGGGCATGGCGATCCGCTCGATGATCACTCCCTGCCTGCGCACGGTGATGTCGAGTGCGCCCCTCACTGTCAGCCTGTCGGTTGCCTGCATCGTGCCCCTCACATTGCCGTCATCGCGGTGGTCTCTGCCCCGCTGTGATAGATGCCCGCCCAGTAGGGCTGGCTTGCGTCGAAGTTCAGCGCGCCATCATGGACCGCGCCCGCATGCCGGTGCCGGCCGTCATGCAGCCGGTGGCGCGTGAGCATGATCGGCATCGCCGTGTCGGCCGCCGGCGGCTGACCCGCGCCATGCGTGATCCCCGAGTGCCGGAACCGGCCGTCATGGCTGGGCGCGATCTCCATCCGGTCGGACTGGCCGAGGTCGATCTCGATCCGACCCCGCGACCGCACGGCATCATGACGCCCCTCGATGTCGGTCCAGCCGGCATAGGCCACGGCCCCAGCGTGATCCTGCGTCCCGTCATGCGCCAGCCGCACCGCGTCGTCGTGCTCTGTCGTGCCGTCGTACCGCCGCCCCCAGGGCAGGACGTCGGACGCGGTGTGCGCGACCTCGGTCTCGGCATTCTCCGACAGCTCGGCCGTGTCGGCGACCCCCACTCGGAAGGCAAGATCGGCCAGGTGCGATCGCACCGGCTTGACCCGGCCGACCGCGTCGATGACCCGGGCCACGCCCTCGTCGCTCAGCCCGCGCCACTCGCCCAGGTCCAGGGTCAGCGTGAACATGGCCCAGCGGGTACCGCCGCCATAGGTCTCGGCCCCGGCATGGGTCTCGGTGGCGTCGTAGCGCGCGACCGGCAGGCCCTCGTCGATCTCGACCTCGGCAAAGCCGGTGGCACCCAGCGCATCGCGCAGGGCCGCCGGCGTGCCCTTGCGGCGGTGCACGGCGACCGACCGACGCAGGGTCTGGCGCTTGACCGCCTCCGGCCAGTCGGTCTCCCAGTTGTCGACCGAGAGCGCCCAGGCGAGCCAGGGCAGATGCGCGGCCGGGCAGGTGTCGGGGTTCCACAGGTGATGCACCGGCACCGCCATCTCGTCGAGGCGAAGCCCGGCGCGCTCGACGCCGCGCTCGGCGTCGGTGGCATTCGGCGGCAGGAGAGAAGCGAACTCAGACATCGCGCCCTCCCACGCTCACGGAAATCGAGCTGCAATGGGCGGCCTGCGTGTCGTCGACCACGATGTCGGCCGCGGGTTGGATCAGCTCCACGCGCTGAACCCCCTCGACGTGCAGCGCAGCAAAGAGGCCCGAGCGCGTGATGTCGTGGCCGATCCGGTGATGACGGGTCGCGAACGCCTCGGCGCTGGCGCGCGCCGCGTCGGCGACCACGTCGGCATCGGGGCCATGATAGAGCGTGAGCTCGGCCTCGATTGCATAATCGACCACCGCGGCGCTCGACACCGTGACGTGATCGGTGAGCGGGCGCACATCCTCGGCGCTGACGGCCGCCTCGACCGCGTCCACCAGGTCCTGCGGCGCGGTGCCGTCGCCGTAAGAGGCGAGCACCGTGACCAGAACCTCGCCGGCCCCGGGCGAGATCACGCTGGCATCGCGCACGCGCTCGTCGGCAGCCCGGGCATGGAAGAGGTAGGCACCCTCGGGGCCGGCCACGCTTTGTGCCTCGAGCGACAGCTGCACCCGCTGGCGCAGCGCGTCGTCGGTCTCCATCACCGGCTCTATGGGCGGCACCGCATCCGGGTCGCCCGGCGAGATCGTGAGCCGCTCGACGCCGAAGAGTGCGGCGAGGTTGTCGAGGTCCGCGCCCGCGGCGCGCGCGAGCATCACGGCTTCGGCCGCGTCGTTGACCCGCTGGCGCAACAGGAGCTCGCGGTAGGCGAATGCCTCGATCAGCTTGACCACCGGCTCGCTTTCCAGCGCCAGCACGTCGGCGAGCTCGGGCGCGGCCGCCTCGACATCGGCCTTGATGGCGGACACGATCGCCTCGAAGTCGAGGGTCTCGACGACATCGGGCGGCGTGAGGGCCGACAGGTCGATCTGGACAAAGCGGCTCATGCGCCACCCCCAAGGGCGGTGCGCACCGCCCGCGTGACGCCGGCGACATCCCCTTCGACGACCAGGTCGAAGCGCCCGGCCTCGGCGCGCTCCACCTGGACGCGGCGCGCGCGGAAGCGCGGCTCCCACTCGGCGAGCGCCTCGGCGGTGGCGAGGAAGATATCGACGACCGTTTCGCCGTTCATCGGCTGATCGACGATTTCGGCCAGGCGCGATCCATAGTCACGCCGCATGACCCGGCTGCCCACCGGCGTCATAAGGATGTCCCCGATCGACTGCTCGAGG